CAGGACAGTCAGCAAGTTCGAGCTGGGCGAGATTGTTGGCCGTGACGAACGGACGTTGAGCCGTTGGCAAAAGGACGGCATGCCAGTAATCGAGTTCGGCGTTGGCCGTGGCAACGAAAACCAATACGACACCCAAGTGGTGATCGAGTGGCTGATGCGTCAGGCCGCATTGAACGGCAAAAAGGAATCGACGCGCGACCGCCTTGACCGCCTGCGTGGTGACCGCGAAGAAATCGCGCTGGCTCGTGAGCTGGGCGAGGTGGTGATCGAGGCAGAAATGGTTGAGCGGTTCGAGGCGGTAATCACCGCCGCGAAGATCGAGTTGCTCAATACCTTCCCTGATGAGCTGGCGGCGACCTTGTCGGCCAAGTACGGCGTGCAGGTCGATGACCAGCTGATCCGCGAGCCCATCGAATCAATACTGAGGAGGTTGTCCGCGTATGACGAGGACGACGATCTCGCTGGGGATTCTGACGAGCCGGACGACGAGGAGGGCTCTGAAGAATACGGCGAGTAAAGCGATGGGGCGGGTCTGCCGCAAATGGGCGCCCCCGCCGAGAATGACCATCATCGAGTGGGCCGACAGGTTTCGCTGGCTCGCTCCCGAAGAGTCGGCTGCACCAGGTAAGTATCGCTTCGAGATGACCCCACATCTGATCTGGCCAGGCGGCCCGCTCGAGGCGCTGGACGACCCGAATATCTTTGAGATCGTAGGGCGCAAGTCGGCCCAGGTGGCCTGGACGTCGGGCGTACTGGGTAATGCGATTGGCAAGTGGATCGATCTGGACCCCTCGCCGATTCTGATCCTGTTCCCCAAGGCTGAAGCGGCCAAGCAGTATGTCGCTGAAAAACTGGAGCCGATGATCGAGGCGACCAAGCGACTGCGGAAGAAGGTCGACCTGCGCAGTCGAAAGTTGCAGCAGCGCCAGGACTTCAAGCGGTTCCCTGGGGGCTTTCTGAAAATGGTGGGCTCCAACAGCCCGGCCAGCGTGAAGTCCACACCAGTACCACGGGTCGCTATCGAAGAACCTGATGACTGCAACCTGAACCTGCGGGGCCAGGGGGACAGCATCAAGCTGGCGAAGGAACGTCTCAAGACGTTCCGCCGGTCGAAAATCATCATTGGTGGCACACCGACCATCAAGGGGCTCTCTGCCATCGACGCAGAGCTTGAGCTATCCGACAAGCGTGTTGGTCTGGTGCCGTGCCACGGCTGCGGGCAATCGCACGCGCTGAGTTTCGATCATCTGCACTGCGACGAGGACGAACACTACTTCCACGAGGTGTACGGCAAGCGCCGACCGGAAACGGCTTACTACGCGTGCCCGCACTGCGGCGAGATCTGGGATGACCATCAGAAGAACGCCAACCTGGCGCATGGTCGCTGGGAGGCGACGGCTGAGTTTCGTGGTATCGCTGGCTACATCCTCAACGAGCTGTATGCCAAGTTCCACGGTTCCCGTTTCGAGGTGTTGATCGAGAAAAAGCTGCAGGCTGAGTACGCCGCGCGGCAGGGCAACATCGGCCCAATGATCGCCTTCACCAACAGCTCAATGGGTGAAAGCTACGAGTACAAGAGCGACGCGCCCAAGACGGACGAGCTGGAGAAGCGCGCCGAGCCCTATCCCGAGCTGACAGCCCCGAAGGGAACGCTGCTGGTCACGGTTGGTGTCGACGTCCAAGGCGACCGTCTCGCCTTGGTCATGGTTGGTTGGGGGAGAGGCGAGGAGTCCTGGCGATTGTACTGGGGCGAACTGCCAGGCAATCCCATCGATCCGCACGACCCTGTATGGACTGAGCTCGACAAGATCATCGCAACGCCCATACCCACCGAAAGTGGTGCGCAGCTTGCCGTGTCAGCAGTCAGCATCGACAGCTCTGACGGTAACACCAGCGATGCGGTGTACACCTACGTTCGAGATCGTCAGCGTTTCAACATCATGGCGATCAAGGGCGCGTCCATCGACAGCCGGGACCGGGAGATCTTTACCAAGCCGGCCCAGTCTGCCGACACCAGCCAGGACAACACCAAAGCGTCGAAGTACGGCCTGCGCGTGTTCATCGTCGGTACCCACAAGGCCAAGACGCTGATCGATGGCCGGATGAAGCTCAAGGGTGCAGGGCCAGGGCGAATGCACTGGTACAGCGAGATCCGCTCGGATTATTACGAGCAGGTGACCAACGAGGTGCTGGCGCCGCATCCACGCAACCCCAGCAAGATGGTCTGGCAGAAGAAGGCAGGCCGGCGCAACGAAGCCTTGGACTGCGAGGTGTACGCTTTGCACGCAGCCCGCAGCCTAAAGACGCACCTGCTGCGTGATCACGAATGGGACCAGCTGGAGCAACAGTTGCTTCAGCCCACCCTCTTCACAACTGAGCAGGCGGTGGCGCCGGTACCCCGTCGTGCGGTTTCGCGCGGCCGAGGCACTCGAAGCCGCGTCAGCTAACCGAGGTTCACCATGACAGATGCACAACAACGTCTCGACGAGGTCCGGGCGGCGATCTCGAACGTCCTGAGAAACGGTCAGCGCTTGCGCCGTCAGGACCGAGAAATCCAGCTGGCCGAGCTCAACAGCTTGCGCTTGCTGGAGAAACAGTACGCCACTGAGGTTGCTGCGGAGACGGCAGCGCGGCAGGGTCGTGGCCGTAACCGCGTTTCTTACGTGGAGATCTGACCATGTGGCCGTTCCGAAAACGGGACTCGGCTGCCGAGCAGCTGATGTCGGAAGCGATCCGCGTGGCCAGGGCATCGGTCGACGGGCAACAGATTGTCGCCCAAGGCGGCGGCGGCGGCGTCGAAACCCGCTGGCGTGGCGCCTCCCGGGTGCTGCGTAGCGTTGCCAGCTGGATACCTGGCCTAGGCAGCCCTCGGCGTGACTTTAACCACAGCGAGCGGCGCATGCTGGTGGCCCGCTCCCGCGATGCCATGCGTAACCACTTGATCGCCCGAGCGGCGATCACACGGCTGCGAACCAACGTCGTAGGTACCGGGCTGGTCTGTCGTGCCCAGGTCGATCATGAGGCGTTGGGGCTGACCGAGGAGGAAGCCGAGCAGCTCAACAGCCAGCTGGACCGGCTGTGGTCCCTGTACGCCGACGATCCACGAGAGTGCGATGCCGAAGCATCCCTAAATCACTACCAACTGCAGGCCCTGGTGCTTGTCTCGTCGATGGTGGCCGGTGACGTATTTGTTGCCAGCCCCGATCAAGAGCGGCCTGGGTGCATCTTCAGCACGCGCCTGCAGTTGATTGAGTCCGACCGTGTTGGCAATCCGAACGGCGGAATGGACCGGGCGGACTTGGTAGAGGGCGTGGAGTTCGACGGATTCGGTGCGCCAGTGGCTTACCACGTATGCACCGGCTACCCCGGTGAGCATGTGCTTGGCAAGTCGCTGCAGTGGGAGCGGTTAACGGTATTCGGCGCTGGAACTGGTCGTCGTCGAGTGCTGCATGTCATGGCCGACAAAGAGAGGCCAGGGCAAAAGCGCGGTGCACCGTATCTGTCGCCGGTGCTTGAGCCGCTGCAGAAGCTGGAGCGATACAGCAGCGCAGAGCTCATGGCGGCGGTGATCTCGGCAATGTTCACCGTGTTCATAAAGAAGGGTGACAACTTCAACAATAACAACCTGCCCATGTCTGCATTGACGGAAGAGCAGCCGGGCGGTGATGACACCTCCGACGGTGCAATTGCACTGGGCGAAGGGGCCATCGTTGACCTGGGCGTGGGTGAGGAGCCGGTGGTGGCCAACCCCAGCCGGCCCAACGCCCAGTTTGACCCGTTCTTCACCGCAGTGGTGAAGGAAATTGGCGCTGCTCTGGAGCTGCCCCTGGAGGAGCTACTGCTGCACTACAGCAGCAGTTATAGCGCCGCTCGTGCAGCGATGCTCCAAGCCTGGCGCTTCTACAGCCTGCGCCGCTGGTGGCTGGCCTGTGACTTCTGCCAGCCAAGCCGCGAGCTGGTCATCGACGAGGCAGTTGCTCGGGGCCTGGTCGATCTACCGGGTTACAGCGACCCAGCCAAGCGCAAGGCCTATTGCCAGGCAATCTGGATTGGCCCGGCCCGAGGCGCGATTGACGAGCTCAAGGAAGCCAACGCGGCTGGTAAGCGCATCGAGATCGGCGTCAGCAACGAAACGCTGGAAACGGCGGCCATGACCGGCGAGCCCTGGCAGCAGGTTATCCGTCAGCGCACCCGCGAGGTTACCTACCGGCGCGAGCACAACATGCAGGCCCTGCCAAAGAGCGGGCTTGAGTCTGCGCCTGAATCCAACCCCAAAGAGGAATAAGCATGCCTCGAGCACTTGAGCTGGCTGCCTCGCAGCCCTGGCTGATGATGCCCGACGCCTTGGACAACCTGCTGACCATCTCCGACCGCATGGGCGATCCGGTGGCGCTGGCGACCAAGCGCGGCGAGCGGCTGGATGAAACCCGGCGAGTCACCATGCGCGGCGGTGTGGCGGTGGTCCCCATCACCGGCCCGATCTTTCGGTACGCCAACCTGTTCACCGAGATCAGCGGTGCCGCCAGCACCCAGATCCTGGCGACCGACATCCAGCGCGCGTTGGACGACCCCAAGGTCAAGTCCATCGTACTCAACATCGACAGCCCAGGAGGCGTGGCCTCGGGCATCAACGAACTGGCCGAGATGATCTATGCCGGTCGGGACCGGAAACGGATCGTTGCCTACATCGGTGGGATCGGGGCCAGCGCCGCTTACTGGGTCGCCTCGGCGGCAAGCGAGATCGTCATCGATGAAGCCAGTCTGGCCGGCAGCATCGGCGTCGTTGTTGAGGCTGTGATCGAGGACGAAAAGAAGACCGGTCGCACCCGCTATCAGATCGTCAGCCGTAACGCGCCGAACAAGCGACCTGACCTCGGCACCGAGGAAGGCCGCGCCAAGATGGGCGAGACCATCGACGCGATGGCGGAAGTCTTCGTCGGCAAGGTTGCCCGCAATCTCGGCGTGGCAGCCGAGAAGGTACCCGCAATGGGCGACAACGGGGGCATCCGCGTTGGCGCTGACGCCGTTAAGCACGGCCTGGCCCATCGCGTGGGCTCGCTGGAATCCCTGATCACTGAACTGGCCAAGCCGGCCACTACCTTCCCAAGGACAAACACTATGACCACCGTCAAGACCACGGCAGAACTGCGCACCGCCATTGCAGCAGGCACTGATCCCAACACTATCGAGATTGCCCAAGCCGATCAGCCTGATACCGCCGCGATTCGCACCGAGGCCGCCACTGCCGAGCGTGGGCGCATCAAGGGCATCAATGCGTTGGCCGTCAAAGGCTTCGAGAAAGAAATCGGCGCGGCGATTGATGACGGCAGCTCGGTCGAGGCTACGGCGCTGGTGTTGTTCAAGGCCTCGCAGGATCGCGGCATTTCTCTCGCAGGCATCAAGGCTGATGCGCAAGGCGTCACCGGTACCACCCCGCTGGAAGGCGGCAAGGCTGGCGAACGCAAGGCGGTCGTCAGCGCAATCGTTTCTGGCGCCACGCGCCGTTAACCAGGAGCTCCTCATGCCAAATCCTGTTACCCATACCTTTACGCCTTCCCAGCTTGAGGCGGGCGACTTCCCCATTGTTATGGATTCCGGCGTCATTGCTGCTGACCAGCAGTTGCAACGCGGTGCAGTGCTGGGCCAAGTCACCGCCTCTGGTGAATACCTACTGTGCAAAGCAGCTGCCGAGGACGGGTCGCAGACACCGAGGGCGATCCTTGACCGCGCTGTTGACACCACCGATGGCGCCCAAAGCGCGCCGATTCGCCTGACGGGCCAGGTGCTGGGAAGCCAGCTGACCCTTGGTGAGGGCCTGACCCTGGCGGCTGCGAAAGCAGCTCTGCGTCCTCTCTGCCTCTTCGTTCGTTAATTGGAGCACCCATGGATATCTTCGACACCCTGACCATGCTGGAAGCCGTCGAGCAGCTGGCGACGCCGCGCCGCTTCCTCATGAATACTTTCTTCAATGCCGGTGCCCCGGAAACCTTCCCCACCGAGACCGTGACAATCGACATCGTGAAGGGGCAGCGCAAGATGGCGCCCTTTGTTCATCCGACCCTGCCCGGCAGCGTGTCACAGCGTACCGGCTTCGCTTCGTCGACCTACCAGCCGCCGTATATCCAGCCCAAGCGCGTCACCCGGGCAGAGCAGATTCTGAAACGCGGGGCAGGTGAAACCCCGTTTTCGACGCGAACCGCTCTTGAGCGAGCGGGCGAGCGCCTCGGTCGTGACCTGGTGGAGCTTGAAGGCGAGATTATTCGTCGGGAGGAATGGATGTGCTCCCAGGCGCTGACTACCGGCCGAATCCGGGTAGTCGGTGATGGAGTTGATGACACCATCGACTTCCTGATGGAAGACACTCACAAGGTCGCTTTGGCCTCTGGCCGTTGGAACACAGCCGGGTCCGACCCTATCGGTAACCTGCGCCAGTGGCGGCGCCTGATCGCCAAGGACTCGGGCCGTTCGGCCAACGTCGCGGTACTAAGCGCGGAGGCACAGGATGCCTTCCAGAGTAACGATGCGGTACTCAAGCAGTTGAATACCCGCCGTGTTGACCTGGGCCTGATCAAACCGGAAGAGCTCCCTGATGGCGTCACTTACCTCGGCTACCTCAATGATCCGGGTGTGGACCTTTACGCGTACGACGAGTGGTACCTGGACGATGAGGCTGGTGAAAAGCCAATGATTCCTGCCGGGGGCCTGATCCTTGGCTCTACCGCCACCCGCAACGCCATGCTGTACGCGGCGATTCAAGATCTTGAAGCTATCGAAAGCGGCCTGGTCGAAGCCGCACGCTTCCCTAAGAGCTGGGTCACCCAGGAGCCAAGCCAGCGCTGGCTGAAGGTTCAGGCAGCGCCGTTGCCTGGCTTGCTGGAGCCGAACGCCTTCCTCTTCGCCAAGGTGGTGTGACATGGCTGCCAAGATCGAGTACGTGGTGGTGGACGGCTGCATTCAGGATGGGGCTAAGGTCGTCAAAAAAGGCGAGGTCTTCATGACGTCCGACAAGGAGGTGCTGGAGCTGCTTATCGAAGAGCGAAAGATTGCTCCTCGCGGCAAGCTGCCGAGCAAGGACGAACAAGACGACGGTGAGTGATCGTGGACTTCCGTGACCAAGTGGCGTTCATGGACAGAGCGCTGCTGGATGTCCTGGGTGACGAGGCGGAAATCGAAGGCGTAGCCGATCCGGTACCGGGGTTCTTTTCAGCCCCGTGGCTCCAGCCCAAGCTTGGCCAGATCAACACAGGTTTGCGCGAGCCCATCTTTGCGGTTCGCATCGCCCATGCGAATGGCATCAAGGAAGGGATGCACCTGGTGATCAAGCTCGCGGCCGAGGATGGTGGTGGGCGTTACGTCATAGCGGGCAGGAAGCCTGATGGGACCGGCTGGATCAACCTGACACTGCGTGAGGTGCGTGCATGAGTGTTGGCAGTTATCACAAAGTGTCGGCCAGCGCAGGGTTGCTCACCCTGCAAATGAGCCCGCAGGACGTCAAAGGCTTCGAGGACTTTGCCAAGCTTGTGCCCAAGGCCATGGCTGCGGCCCAGCGGCGGGCTATCAACAAGACGCTGCGCTGGCTTCGCGGGCAGATTGCGCGAGAGGTCGGGCGGCAAGAACGAATCGCCATCGCAGCTGTGAGGCAGCGGCTCAAGGCATTCCCAATGGGGAGCAGTGGGCAAGGCAAGTTGTGGTTTGGTATTCGTCCCATTGAAGCCAGTCGGGCTGGGCACCCCCGGCAAACCCGCACAGGCGTATCGGTGGCGGGGCGTCGTTATCAGGGGGCGTTCTACCGACAAGTGTACGGGGTC